ACAGAATCAGTATTGCCTACATTTCTGCCCGTTCCTCTGAGCGGGCTTTTTTTCGTCTGATTAAGGCACTTCAACTAACCAAAAACATTTAAGGGCTGCGCTAATACGTGGCCTTTTTCATTTCTGGCTCACGGATGACTCCTTTTAAGGCTTGTCGCTAAATCAGCCCGATGGGCCTGCCCCCTTTATTCACACAGCACCCCGTTAACCCGGAGGTGAAACTATGGCAAAGCATATGCAAGACAAAGAGAGCATGGCCGGAATCACCTGGCTGGCTCTGCTGATCATTGCTGGTTGGGGCGGACTTGTCCGATTCCTGATGGATGTGAAGCAGGGCAAAGCAAAATGGAGCTGGATAAATGCTTTTGCGCAAATTGTGGTTTCGGCTTTTACCGGGGTCATTGGTGGGCTCATCAGCATTGAAGGTGGGCTGAGTATTTACATGATACTGGCCACTGCCGGTATCAGTGGTGCTATGGGTTCCGTAGCGCTCACGTATTTCTGGGAACGAATCACCGGAGTGAAAGCACAATGACAGCAGACCAGATTATCGAGGGGATCCTCGGCAAGGAGGATGGTTATGTCGATCATCCGTCGGATAAAGGCGGGCCGACCCGCTGGGGCATCACGCAGACCACCGCCCGTGCACATGGCTACACCGGTGATATGCGGAACCTGCCCAGGGAAACAGCAAAGCAAATCCTGCTGAGCGATTACTGGACCGGCCCCCGGTTTGACCAGGTGGCAGCTCTATCTACGTTACTGGCAGATGAGCTTTGCGACACTGGCGTGAACATGGGGCCATCTGTAGCCAGTAAGTTTTTCCAGCGCTGGCTGACCGCAATGAATATGCGCGGAAAGCTGTATCCCGATCTGATTCCGGATGGCGCCATTGGTCCCCGAACCATCACCGCGCTTAAGGGATACCTTTCCGCCCGCGGGAAAGAGGGTGAACAGGTTCTGTTGCGTGCGCTGAACTGCAGCCAGGGTGCCAGATACCTCGAACTGGCGGAGGGCCGCGAAGCCAACGAGGATTTTCTCTACGGCTGGGTTAAGGAGCGTGTCCTGTGAAGATGATCATTTTCGCTTTGCTTGTGCTGGTGGCTGTGCTCGTTCTGTTACTTCTGCGCAAATATACCCGGCTGGAGTTCGTAGGGCATGCCAGCTTGCTGCTGAAAACGTGGTCTGTAAAGCTGGGAGCTATCGGCGCGCTGGTTGGTGTATGGGCGCAGTCGTTCCCGGATGCTGCGCTGCACGCCTGGGCGGTGCTGCCGCCGGATATCAAAAACATCCTGCCGCCAAACATCGTTGCGTTGATTAGCCCTGCGCTGGTGGTGCTGGCCGTACTATCGCAATACGTACGCCAGCCAGCACTGAAAGAAAAGGCCGACGAACTGAAGGAGCAGCAATGAGCTTTGAAATTATCGCGGGACTGGTGGTCGTCATCCTGGGTGCTATTGCTGGCGCGTTCGGCATTGGTCATGCTCGCGGGGCCAGTAAGGCTAAAGCCAAAGCTGATCAGCAACGTACCGAAGAGAACGCCGCTGCTACTGTCGCCGCGGCAGAACGCCGTGCTGAAGTCACGAAAGGGGCCAGCGATGTACAGGAAGACGTTAAGCGTATGGGCGATGACGATGTTGATCGGGAGTTGCGCGAAAAGTTTACCCGCCCCGGTAGTCGTTGACACGGCCTGCAGCTGGGTGCGGATCATCTACCTGACTGACCACGATATCGATGTGTTGGATAAGCAGACCAAGCGTGACATCCTGGCGCACAACAAAGCAGTGCAGGCTAATTGCTCGCAGCTCACAGAGAAGGGTTCTAGGTAATTCAGCTACAAACGCAGAATACTTTAGGTATTGAAATTTACATGGCCACATGAACAAAAAATCAGAATACGAGACAACAGAGCGCTGAAAAATGAAAAGTTGGTATCTAAGTCAGGTGCATTAAGGCACTATGGATTTTCAATTCCTTCTATCTAAGAAGCTGCCCATGACAAGAAATTCACTCCCTCAACTTCCGCATGGTTATCGATACGGTGACGAGCACTCTATTCACCCTCATTGTGATGGGGATTATTTAGCTCCGCAGGGATGTGTTATCAAGTCCATTAACCTTGTAGATGGGGTGGTTATTTATGTGCCCATCCAACGCTACATCAAGCATCTAGATCTTTGGGTTAATGCCGAAGAAACTGTCGAATAAATTGTTAGTTACCGGCCTCGTTCGGGAGAGCTGAGAATTGCCATCAAAAGACCAGCAGAGATGCCTGGTGCTCTGGTTGAATGTTCCGGCAAGTTGAAAATGATTGGTTCAATGAGCTCTTTCGATATTTAAATGCTTTCGATAACTTAAATGAAGCTATCATCACGTTATCACTGCCAGCCAACACCAAAACGGCAGTGGTCAGTTAAAAAGCAGAAAAGCCTCTCTCTGTTGGCTCCTGAGAGATTCTTTATACGCTGGTTGGTAGTGACCAAAGGCCGCATAATTTTGCGGCCTTTTTCATTTCTGTAAAATGGAAGTCCTCAGGCGGTTAACGATGCTCTGGACCATGGAAGTGATCTCCACCATGTCCGCCGCTATGAGGCCCAGGGGGAAGGATACATCCTGAAAGAGACAGCGCGCCACAGATCACAAAAACAGCAAGCATAATTCTTTTCATAATAACTCCTGAACTAAAGAGCCTTAATTCCAAAACATAAAAGTGAATATTTTATGGAGAATCAGTAATTCCTTTTTCTCCCTCACGTTAAATAGGAATAATCCATGGCAAAACCGGACTGGGGCGAGCTTCAGCGACGGTTCCTGTCCGATCATGCCGCAACCGGCGTATCACCGAAGGATTGGTGTGAAGCGCAGGGACTGAATTACGCTACTGCCCGCCGATACATCAAGAAACCCACTGCGCAAACTGCGCAAAAACCTGCGCAGAAGAAACTGCGCACTGCGCAAAAGGAAAAGTGCGCAGAAGAGCTGGTGGATGATGATGGCCTCACCGATCAGCAACGTTTATTTGTCGCAGAATACCTGAAGGACCACAACGCCACGCAGGCCGCTATCCGTGCCGGGTACAGCAAGAAGACTGCTGAACAAATTGGCTATCAGCTGCTTCAGAAAACTTCAGTTGCGCAGGCCATTGCGCAGCAGCAGAAAGCATCCATTGTGCGCACGCTTGGCAGCGCTGATGAAGTGCTTGAGCAGATGTGGCGTTTGGCCACCTTCGATGCCAACCAGCTTTCTCAGTATCGCCGCGGGAGCTGCCGTTACTGCTGGGGCTTCGGTCACCAGTATCAATGGCGCGATGCTGTTGAGTACGAAGAGAAGCGACTCGAAGCGCTTGAGCGAAAACGTCGAGAGCCTTTGGATGATGGCGGCTACGGTTACAACCACACCAGCGCACCTAACCCGGAATGTCCTCGCTGCAATGGTGATGGCGTCGGCCAGCCATTCTTCGCCGATACGCGCAAGCTGGCGCCGGATGCTGCGCTTGCCTATTCCGGTGTGAAGCTTGGTAAGAATGGCGTTGAGATAACCGCCATCAGCCGTGAGCACATGTACGAGGCGGTGATGAAACGTCTCGGCCTGGCTGACAGTGAGTTCGCCCAGCGTCTACAGCAGATAGAAATTGAGCGCCGTCAGCTGGAGATCGACAAACTTCGCAAAGAACTGGCCACTAACCCGGAGGATGACGAACCTACGCCAGTTGCGATCAATATCAACGTAGTCGATGCGCGAGTGAGGGAAGAGGATGGCGATAGCTCCGACGCTTAACGTTCCCCAGGCTCGTTTTCTGGCTATGCAGCAGAAGTTCAAAGCCTATGTAGCTGGTTTTGGATCCGGTAAGACATGGGTTGGCTGCGGTGGAATATGCAAAGGGTTCTGGGAGTTCCCCAAAATAAACCAGGGCTACTTTGCCCCGACCTATCCTCAGATCCGCGATATTTTCTACCCCACGGTGGAAGAAGTTGCTCACGACTGGGGACTGAAAGTCAAAATCGTTGAAAGCAACAAAGAGGTCCATTTCTACAGTGGGCGCCAGTACCGCGGCACGACAATTTGTCGGTCGATGGAAAAGCCCGACACGATAGTAGGCTTTAAAATCGGCAATGCGCTGGTGGATGAACTCGACGTTCTGAAAGCGGATAAGGCGCGTCAGGCGTGGCGAAAAATAATCGCGCGTATGCGTTATAAGGTTGATGGTCTGCGTAATGGCATTGACGTGACTACCACACCTGAAGGATTTAAGTTCGTCTATAACCAGTTTGTTAAGGCTGTGAGGGAAAAGCCTGAACTAAGGTCGATGTATGGTCTGGTACAGGCTTCGACATTCGACAACGAAAAGAACCTGCCGGATGACTATATTCCTTCGCTCCTGGCGAGTTACCCGCCGGAATTGATCAAGGCATATCTGAACGGCCAGTTTACTAACCTGACCAGTGGCACCATTTATCATCAGTTCGACAGGGTGCTGAATAATTCCAGTGAGGAAGAGCAGCCAGGTGAAGCGCTGTATATCGGGATGGATTTCAACGTCGGGAAGATGGCCGGGATCGTCCATGTATTGCGGCTCGGCTTACCACACGCGGTAACAGAGATTATCAACGCTTACGATACGCCCGACATGATACGCATCATCAAGGAACGTTTCTGGCTGTATGCCGACGGTGACTACCGTAAGGTCCGCGAGATTTATATTTACCCGGATGCCTCTGGTGATTCCAGGAAGTCAAACAACGCCAGCAAAACAGATATTGAGCAGCTCCGGCAGGCCGGATTTAACGTCATCGTTGATGATGCTAACCCGCCGGTAAAGGACCGCATCAACTCCATGAACGCCATGTTCTGTAATGGTAATGGAGATCGCCGGTACAAGGTGAATGTGGCCCGTTGCCCGGTCTATGCCGACTGCCTGGAACAACAGGTGTGGGATAAAAACGGCGAGCCGGATAAAAAGAGCGATAACGATCACCCCAACGATGGCGCCGGTTACTTCATTGTGAAGCAATTCCCAATCGTTCGACCTGCATTCTCTATTTCACTGGACACGACATTCTGATGGCCAATAACGATATTACTTATGTTCGCCCTGAGGTCAGGGCGGCGATGCCCGTGTGGAAAAAAATTCGTGACGTGTGCAAAGGGGCTGATGCTGTAAAGGCCGCCGGGAATGAATACCTCCCTTTTCTGGATCCGTCCGATAAGTCTGCACGCAATAAAAAGCGCAATGCCGATTACATTCAGCGCGCCGTTTTCTACGCAATAACGGGCAATACAAAAGTGGGTTTGCTGGGGCTGGCATTCCGAAAAGACCCTACCATGACCGCGCCGGATAAACTGAATTATCTTCGTGATAACGCCGATGGTGCTGGTGCCAGTATCTATCAGCAGTCCCAGCAGGTTACAGAAAATATTCTGGAGGCCGCGCGCGAGGGGCTTTATACGGATTATGCAGCTGAGACCGACGAGGCGATCATCCTTCGTTATCAGGCGGAAAGCATCATTAACTGGCGCACCAAACGCATCAATGGACGTGATCAACTGGTGCTGGTGGTTTTACGCGAATGCATGGAAAAGGAAGATGGTTTTGCGTACAAGGATGAAATCCAGTATCGGGAACTTGCCCTGGAGGACGGCAAGTTTATCTGCAGGGTGTGGCGAAAGTCGGCCGATGCAGGGTCTTTTTCCGTCGATTCTGAGTATCACCCGAAGCCTAAAGGTGAGGATTTTTGGGATGAGATCCCCTTTACCTTCGTTGGTGCACAAAATAACGATCCCAGCATCGACGAGTCGCCATTAGCCGCCCTCGTTGAAATTAACCTTGGTCATTATCGAAATTCGGCGGATTACGAAGACAGCGTATTTTTCTGCGGTCAGGTTCAGCCGGTGATTTCCGGGCTTGATACCGCCTGGCGTGATTGGCTGCAGGATAAGGGAATTCGTGTCGGTTCTCGTTCTCCATTCCTGCTGCCGAAGGAGGGGAGTTTTACCTATGCTCAGGCGCAACCAAACACCCTGGCTAAAGAGGCGATGGACAGTAAGCGTGATTATTCTGTTCAGCTTGGCGCCCGGCTTATCGAGCAGAACGGCGCGGTTAAAACCGCCACGCAATCCAGCGGCGAGCAAACCGCATCCACATCGGTGCTCGGCATTTGCGTTTCCAATGTCTCGGAGGCCTATACGCTGGCGCTAGGCTGGTGCGCCAGATATCTCGGCATAAAAGGCGAGGAATACCGTTACAGCATCAATCAGGAGTTTATCGCCAAAGTCGCAGAATCCGGCATGGTAACGGCAATCGTCAATGCCTGGCAGTACGGTGCGATTCGCGACACGGATATGGTCAGAGCTCTGCAGAGGCTTGACCTGATAGATCCCGCTGATGACCCTGAAACTGTCATTGACGCTATTCGTAACGGCGCGCCTAACCTGATTGGTGGCAATAATGGCAACGGCGAATGACAAACTGCAGGATGAATCCATAGCCCACGCTATATGGGTGAGTCGCTACAGTACCGGCGTTGCCAACAGGATGATAAAAGTCCTGAATGACAGCGACGCCGAACTTACCGCAAGGTTGCTGGTGGCTATTGATACGCTGGACGCCGAGAGCTTTACCGTTTCTAGGCTGGAAGCGTTACTGGTAAGCGTCAGGGCAATAAACAAGGATGCGATTCAGTCGATGTATGCAGCTCTTACTGCCGAGTTGCAGGAACTGGCGAAGCACGAAGCCACTTTTCAGATGAGCCTCTTCCAGTTTGCTATTCCCGACGATGTTCTTGCTCTTCATCCGCTGGTGGGCATCTCCCCGGATGCGGTTTATGCCGCGGCGATGGGGCGTCCATTCCAGGGACGTTTGCTGAGTGAATGGGCCAGCAACCTCGAAGCTGATCGGATGGCGCGCATATCCAATACGGTGCGGCAGGGATTCCTGCTGGGCGATACGCAGGAGCAAATCGCAAAAAAGGTCCGTGGCCATGCTAATCGTGGTTACCAGGACGGCGCGCTGCAGATGAGCCGGGCCAATGCAGCCAGCATTGCAAAAACGGCAGTAGGGCATCTTGCATCGACAGCCAGACAAAGCTTTGCGTCGGCGAACGACGACATTCTGAAGGGTAAGCAGTGGTTATCTACTTTGGATAACCGGACATCAAAGGATTGTCGGATCCGCGACCGTCTCAAGTACACGCTGGATAATAAACCGATAGGGCACAAGGTGCCTTATCTGCAGGGACCTGGAAAAATCCACTTTTGCTGTCGGAGCACTGAAACTTACATCCTGAAATCGTCCGAGGAGTTGGGTATCAAAGTCGGCGAAATCAAGGACAGCTCGCGCGCCAGTATGGATGGACAGGTTCCGGCTGATACGGCTTACCAGGACTGGTTCTCCCGGCAGTCGTTCACGCGACAAGCTGAGATTGTCGGAGAAACGCGCGCCAGGCTGATTCGTGATGGCGGCATGTCTCCCGATGAGTTCTACAACGACAGGGGCGAGTGGCTGACGCTTGACCAATTGCGCAACCGTGACGCGCAGGCGTTTAAGGATGCCAGAGTGTGATAGAGTAAATTCGTGGTGAATGCAGGATGCTGACCTGCGCGCCAAAGCGTCCCGTGAGAAACGGGCAAGCCGGAAACCAGACTCACCTCGGTGAGTCCCCGCCGTTCTGAAGGATCAGGATGCCGTGGCAGCACCGGCCACCACACTTGCTTATGATCGCTCAGGAGTTCTTTAGCATGAAGATTTTCTTAAAAGGCGGGCCTCGAGATGGTGAGTCTGTATCCCTTCACACGGATGACTACGGAGTGCCTTTAGAACGAGTGCAATTTCCTCAGCCTGTTTCTGCTGCATCCCCATTGTTTAATAACGGATTTGATGCCTGTGATCTCGAACAGGATATTCTGATATATACGCTAGAAAGGATAGTAATAGACGGGAAAGTGCATCACTACGAATACCACTATCAAGGTCGCTAAGGCGGCCTTTTTTATTATCTAAATTTCACAACAGGCTGCCTCCGGGCGGCCTTTTTTATTGGGCCAGGCCCACAGTAACTATCCCAAGGGGACAACATGCTTATTCGTAACATGCTCATTAAATATTATTCGGCAGCTGGTGGTGAAGGTGGTGATGGCGGTGGCTCCGGTAGTGGTGCGCCCGAGATTACGCCGGAAATCCAAAAGCTGATCGATGAGCAGGTCAGTGCTCAGGTTTCAGGCCTGAAAAATAAAAATAGTGAGTTACTCGGTAAGCTCAAAGAGTCCACTGAGTCGCTTAAGCGTTTTGAAGGTATCGATCCTGACGCGGTGAAAACTATTCTCCAGCGTTTCTCTGATGATGAAGAGGCGCAACTGATCGCCGCCGGGAAAATTGACGAGGTACTGGATAAACGCACTGAGCGGCTACGTGCTGATGTTGATAAGCAAATCAAAGCCGCTAATGAACGCGCTGAAAAGGCGGAAGCGTTCTCCAACAAATTCCGTGATCGTGTCCTGGGTGATGCTATCCGCAGCGCAGCGCTTAAGGCTGGCGCGCTGCCAGAAGCATCCGACGATCTGATTCTTCGTGCTAAAGGCACATTCCAGCTCAACGACGAAGGCGAGGCCGTAGCAGTTGATGCAAATGGCGATGTTCTGTTCGGTAAAGACGGCAAAACTCCGCTCACCCCGGTTGAGTGGGCTGAATCTCTGAAAGAGACGGCCCCGCACCTGTTCCCGCGCGCCGAAGGCTCCGGGGCTGGTGGTCATAAACCCGGTGGCGGTGGCGGTAGTCTGAAACGTTCAGAAATGAGCTCAAGCGACAAAGCGGACTACATCCGCAAACATGGCCAGCAGGCCTATCTCAAATTGCCTAAGTAAGGACTAATCAATGCCTACGACCGTAAACAGTGACCTGATTATCTATGACGACCTCGCGCAGACTGCGTTTCTTGAGCGTCGCCAGGATAATCTGGAAGTCTTCAACGCCGCTTCAAACGGCGCAATCATTCTCGACAACGAACTGATCGAGGGTGATTTTCGCAAGCGCACCTTCTATAAAGTTGGTGGTTCTATCGAATCGCGCAACGTTAACTCCACCGACCCGGTAACGGGTAAAAAAATCGGTGCCGGTGAATCTGTCAGCGTTAAGGCGCCGTGGAAATACGGCCCGTATGAAACCACGGAGGAGGCGTTTAAACGTCGGGGTCGCGACGTTAGCGAATTCTCCGAGGTGATCGGCGTCGACGTCGCTGATGCAACGCTTGAAGGTTATATCAAGTATGCCCTACAGGGTCTTGTTGCAGCCATTGGCGCAAATGCTGACATGACGGTATCCGCGGATATTGCCACTGATGGTAAGAAAACGCTGACCCGTGGCCTGCGTAAATACGGCGATAAATTTAACCGTGTTGCGCTGTTCGTTATGCATTCCACGACCTATTTCGACATTGTTGATCAGGCTATCGACAACAAAATTTACGAAGAAGCTGGCGTGGTGGTTTATGGCGGACAGCCAGGCACGTTGGGTAAACCGGTGCTGGTAACTGACACCATGCCAGTTGATGCGATTCTGGGGCTGGTGGCCGGCGCGGTATCCGTAACGGAATCACAGGCTCCGGGCTTCCGTTCCTACGATATCAACGACCAGGAAAACCTTGCCATTGGCTATCGCGCTGAGGGCACGGTTAACGTTGAACTGCTGGGTTACAGCTGGGATGAGACGAAGGGCGCTAACCCTGACCTGACCAAAATCGGCACCGGCGCGAACTGGAAGAAACATTTCACCAGTAACAAATCCACTGCAGGCGTACTGATTAAGCTGGAAGCCCCTGCGGGGGAGTAACCCTGTCAGTGGATAAAACTTCCGCAACTGCTGACAGTACCGACGCGGTGACCGTTTCGCTCAAGTACACCAGAAGTGGTGCAGGAGTCTCCGGCGCATCTGTGGCGTGGACGTCTACAGGCGGCACACTAAGTGCTTCGACGTCACAGACAGGGTCTGCTGGTGGCTCGACGGTGAAACTCACCTCTGCTACGGCCGGCTCCTTCACGGTGACGGCTACCGTTGACGGCGTGGTGAAAACAACTGAAGCGATCGCGTTCACTGCTCCAGCGGGAGGTTAACTGACGGGGCGAAAGCCCCGTTTCTTTTGGTGAGGATCCGATGACCGTTTATATAACAATCCAGGACGTTGACGAGTTGCTGGGGGATACCTGGGCTGCCGCCGACAAAAAGGGTAAAGCCGTGCTCCAGGCAAACACCTGGATGACGGCGCTTAACCTTCAGGATATCGACCCGGAGCATATTCCTGAAGAAGTTAAGCAAGCCGGAGCGTTTATCGCTTCCGTAGCCGCTGCAGGCAATCTGTATCAGCAAAAAACAGATTCCGGCGTGGTGACGAGCAAAAGCGTTGAGGCCGACGATGTGAAGGTTTCCCGCACTTTTGCCGAGCTTTCAACCACCAGCACTGAATTACTCGATCCTGATTTGCAGCTGGCGCTGGATATGCTCAAACCGTGGATGATTAACCCTTTCCAGACATTCTTTGTGAGGGCGTGATATGTCCGATTTGAAGGTGGTCCCATTTCAAAAGCCCAGCCATCACAACCTCGATAACGACCAGGTTATTCGCCTGCTGAAACAGGCTCTGGAGAGAGCCGAAAACGGCGGCTGCCACAGTGTCGCAGTGATACTGCTTGATGATGAGGGTAACGCGATTGATTGCTGGCATAACGGTGGACGCCCCTATGTGATGGTTGGCGCTATGGAGTCGCTTAAAACCGACTTTATCCATGCTCATATTGAGCGGCGGTAAGGGGGTAACATGCAAAATCCATATGTGCATTATGCCGGCGACGGGCTCGGTCCCCGCGATGTGTTTGTGAATGGAAACCCGATCAGACATGTCGTTTACGCAAACCAGGCAAAGGGTGTTGTAGAGTTTGCTCCGCTCCCGCTGCGGGTTAAGCGCAATGGCGAAATTTATACCCGCAAACTCCGCGGTACAGTGATCGTTAAACCTCAGCAGCGTATTGGTGGGTGCAATGGGCATTCGTGACGAACTCCAAACTGAAGTTGCCGCAGCCTTCGATACAGACCTGCAGGATGCCGTTAAGGATTTCACTGGGTCATACACCGTTCGGGGTGCATGGGACCCGGTAACGGAAACCGGCACTGAAACACAGGTGACTTACTCGGGGCGTGGAGTGCTGGCGCGCTATAAACTGCGCCGTATCGATGGCGTTAACATTCTGCATGGTGATGTGAAGCTAACCGCCCTTGTTAACGAGGTGACTGATAAGCCGGCCGTCGGGCATATCATCACCGCACCGGATCCGATTACGGGTGAGCTTCAGCGCTACGAGGTCATCACCGCTTCTGCCGACTCTGCTGGCGCTGCGTACTCCATTCAACTGCGGAGGGCGTGATATGGCTAAGGGCTGGAACATTGACCCGGCGGCATTCGCCGGGCTGGTGGCCGAAGATGTCAAACTACGCCAGCGGACAATCGCTATTCAGCTGCTGAATGAAATTGTTCAACGGTCGCCGGTAGGAAACCCGGAGCTGTGGGCCATCAACGCGACCGCGGTTCAATACAACAAAGCTGTTGGGGAATGGAACGAATCTCTTTATGCCGATCCTGCTAACCTGACCAAAACCGGAAGGCTCAGGAAGAAAGTCCGTGTTAATGACAGCATGGATATCAGGCGGCCGGCTGAGTATCGCGCAGGAACCTTCAGGGCATCGCATTTTGTCAGCATCGGCGAACCCGATCACTCCGTCCCGACCGAACCGGATCCGCGCGGGACAATGACGTTTCTTAATGGCAAAAATATTATTGACCAGGCGCCAGCCTACTCGGTGATTTACATCCAGTCGAACCTGCCTTACTCCGTGCCTCTGGAGAATGGCCACTCAACACAGGCGCCGACAGGCGTCTATGCCGTCTCGTTTAATGGTGTGATTCAGGCCTACAAATGACCCTTACAGAAATCAGAAACGCTGTCATTTCCCGAATGGCGGCACAGACCGCTATTGCCTCTGATGCGGTGGATTATCCCAATGGTCCGGTATTTGACCCCAGTAACCGCGATATCTGGGCCCGTCTCACCAACATTGCAGGGCAGGCAGGCACAACCGAGATCGGGGATGGGCCGGTAGTCCACAGGACGGGCTTACTCATCATTCAGCTGTTTGTTCCGGTCGGCTCCGGGACGTTGCTTATCTCCCGAACGGCCGATCAGCTAACGGAGCTATTCGAGTTCAGGGACGATGGAAAACTGAGTTATTTCGCTGTTTCTGCTGTGCCGGCGGGTGAGACCGATGGCTGGTTACAGCTCAATCTTCAAATTCCTTATCGCGCTCTGTAGCGCACAAAAAACAGGAGGCTCCTGTGAGCTCAGGTGCAAAAGTAGTAGCCGCGTTTATTCGCGAGACAACGCCAGGAATCACGCCAACAGCAGGGGCGTGGAACCTGCTGCGCCGTTCTTCATTTGGTCTGAAACCAACGCAGAACACCAACGACAATGACGAAATCGCTGGTGACCGTATGGCGCAGGGTGTTTCACGCGGCACAGTGGATGTCGGCGGCGATGTCGGCACACGGTTTCGCTGGAACCAGCATGATGATTTTCTTGCCAGCTGCTTCGGTTCCGAATGGGTAAATAACGTACTGACGATGGGTAACGGTCGCATTACGTTCTCAGTGGCGACTTTTGCCAGTGATGTGGGGATTGCCCAGATTGCCCGCGGTTGCCAGGTTGGCACCTTCCAGATGGAAATCCCGGCCGATGGTGATATCACTGCAACCATTACGTTTGCTGGGCTGGACTGGGAGACGAAAGGGGACGATACCAGCTATTTCACCGCGCCGGTGGATTTAGCGGGGGCGCTGCGTTACTCCTTCAAAGAGGTCACGAACATCCGGCTAAATGGTGTTGATGGCGGGACAGGCTTCTGTGTCGACACCTTTAACATTCAGTTCAACAACAATATGCAGACTCAGCGCTGCATCGGTACCGGTTCGGCATTCGCCGGCGCAAACATTCCGACAACCTTTACCCCGTCAGGTCAAATCACGCTGTCATGGTCAAAGGCTGCCTGGGAGGTTTACAAAAAAACGTTCACCGGCGAAACGGTGCCGTTTAGCTTCACGCTGGAGAATGCTGAAGGCGCCTATACCTTCGATTTCCCGGAAGTGCAGATCTCTGGCGACTGGCCGGATGCGGGGAGCACTGACATTGTTCAGGTTCAGCTGGATATCACCGCGGCCAATACTCCGCCAACTATCACCCGCGTTCCCAAAGTGCCGGCGACGGCAATCAGTGTTGCGCCAGCCACTTCAACTGGGGCCGTGGGATCTACTGTGACGTTAACCGCCACGCTTACGCCAGCTGATTCAACTGATACCGTCCAGTGGACGTCATCGGATCCGACTATCGCCAGCGTGGTTTCTACCGGGCAGAAAACAGCGAAAGTCACACGTAACGCAGCCGGTACTGCAACCATCACCGGTAAGGCCCGCACCTTTACCGCAACGTCTGAAATCACCGTTACCGCGCCTTAATTTACCTGGCCCGTTCTGCAGTCATCGCGGATCGGGCTTTTTTGGGAGTCTTTATGCTGATTATTTCTTCTCAAATTGATTTGAACGGAGAACGCTGGTTTTTCCCTTACAAAAAGCCAGCAGGAAGTAAAAAGAAATTCACGCCGGAAGACGAAGCGCTGTTTAAACTCCGTCTGCTGGTGGCCAGTAGCGAGAATCCACAATACCGCTCACGCAATGCGCTGGTGCGGCGCCATATCGACAAAATGGACGCGAGCTACCAGGTCGGTACGGATGCTTTCGATCTCGCCAGTGTGGGCGAGATTGACTCGGTTGATGATCTTCTCATCGACAATTGCGCGCGCTTTCTTCTGAAAGACTGGGAAGGCGTGGGGGAGCTGGTGGATGGTACGGAGACGGCCGTAGCGTATACACCGGAGCGTGGTGTTGCGTTACTGAAGCAAAACCCCTCTCTGTACTGGCTTATTCTGGCTGAGGCGGCGAACATTGCTCGGGGTAAGGAGCAGCAGACTCAGGAAACCGTAAAAAAGCCATAGAGGCCCAAAAGTGGCTAAAGGAATTCGCCGGCGAACAGGGTGACAAAGCAAAGTGGCGCAGGGAGAAACTAAATCTCCCGCCCATTCCAGAGCCCGAAATCGATGCAGTCACTGGGGAGATCCTCAACGCTTACGCTATGATATCGCGCGGCAGGAAGTATGCCGGAATGGCCGGAGTGCCACTCCCTCTATCCCTGAACGATATTGAGCTTTATCTGGCATCACGCACCATCCTGATCGACCGCATTGAGTTTGACGCAGCGATACTGGCTCTCGATGATGCCTGGAGGGCTGAGTGGGCTGAAGAGCAGAAAAGACAGGTAAAAGTGAAGTAGTCATATCATTGTCTACATCTATTCCTGTGCTAACCTGTGTGCAAATGTTAATGATGGGGATAGGGATGTGGAACTAATCATAATTTGTGCAATTATTGGGTGCATACCAGCGGCGATAGCGAGCAGTAAAGGGCGCTCGTTTTTTGCTTGGTGGTTATACGGAGCGCTTCTCTTCATCGTAGCTCTAATTCACTCACTGGTAATCAAGAAGGACATTCGCGCCCTGGAACAGAGCCAGCTTGATAGTGGGCTGGTTAAATGTCCATATTGTGCAGAAATGATTAAGCCTGAAGCCATAAAGTGTAAGCACTGCGGAAGTGATGTTAAAGAAGCGATAGAAGTTGCTAGGCTCAAAAATTTTAAGCCGAGCGACATCCCATTTGATGCATTTTTCATCAGGAAAAAGGTAGGCTTTGATGTTAATGAAGAGGCGGTAACTAACTTGGTATCACGCTTGAAACAAGCTAATCCTGAATTAGGCCCCGAGAGCATCAAAGAAAAATATATTATGCAAATTGATGAGTTGGTAAATCAGCTACCTAGTGGAATTCGTGATGAATTCATACGAACTTATAATGCAAAGCTTTGATAACTGAGCCCACTATTTTGTGGGTTTTTATTGCTGCCCCCATAACATGAACCTCGCTCCGGCGGGGTTTTTTATTGCCCGGAGATCGCCAAATGACAGAACAAACTTCCCGCTTGGCCATTGTTATAGATAGCTCTGGGGCAGAAAAACAGGCTGACAGCCTTGCAGTTGCGCTTGATAAGATGACTCAGTCTGGTGATAAAGCCGTAACCAGCATGTTCAAAGTGACAAAAGCGACTGACGAGGAAAAGGATGCGCTCAATAAATTGCGAGCAGTCATTGATCCGGTTGGTGCTGCAATTGATACGGTTGGCCGCCGCTTTAGTGAGCTGAAAAAATACTTCGACAAGGGGCTAATTGACGAGGAAGAGTTTCGCACTCTCTCCAAAATGCTGAATGATACGACCGATGAGTTAAGCGGCGTTGCACAAGCTCAACGAGAAGCAGAGAAGGCCAGCAAACTGGCTGCTGTGCAGCAGGAAGCGCAGGCTGATGCATTCCAGAGAATGCTCGATAAAATCGATCCTCTGGCAGCTGCGCTTCGCAATCTCGAACAACAACAAAGTGAACTGAATGCTGCCTTTAAATCGGGTGCAATTAATACTTCCCAATATGATGCATACAGTAAAAAACTGCAGGAGACTCGTCGGGAAGTAACCGGCGAAGCACAAGCCGAGCGCGAGGCAGCCAAGGCCCACGACGAGCAGGTTGCCGCATTGCGTCGCCTTGAGGCCCAAATAGATCCCGTAGGTGAAGCATTCCGTCGCCTGAACGAGCAACAGCGCCAGCTTGATACAGCCAAAACATCCGGGATGCTTTCGCCCCTGGCTTACGATCGCCTCAACAGCAAACTTGCAGAATCCCGCGATGCCCTGGAGAAAACCCAAGCGCAATTGGGTAAAACAGGCCAATCTGCAGCTCAGACTGCCAATGCTATGCGCATGATCCCTGCTCAAATGACAGATATTATTGTCGGCTTATCTACAGGTCAGTCGCCATTCATGGTGCTCATGCAGCAGGGGGGGCAGTTGAAAGATATGTTCGGCGGTATTGGCCCCGCGATTAAAGGTGTTAGCGGGTATGTGCTGGGGTTGATTAACCCTGTCACTCTGGCTGCCGCGGCTGTTGGTGTTCTTGGTCTGGCCTATTACAAAGGCTCACAGGAGCAGGACGATTTCTACAAGTCGCTAACCCTTGGCGGTAATCTGGTTGGTAAAACCTCCGGGCAACTGGCAGATATGGCTGCCCGTGTATCGGTCGCAGCTAACACCACAACCGGTGCAGCAGCTTCAACGCTGAATCAGTTGGTGTCATCCGGTAAAGTAGCTGGCGATTCTCTGGAGCGCGTGACAACCGCCATTGTTAAGATCAGCGATGCGACGGGTATTGCTACAGAAAAGCTGGTGAGCGACTTCAACGATATTGCTGCTGATCCAGTAGCGGCTATAACCAAACTTAACGACCAGTACCACTTTCTCACACTGGCAACCTACAACCAGATTAAAGCGCTACAGGATGAAGGTAATCAACAGGATGCTGCACGGGTGGCTACTGATGCTTACGCCAATGCCATGCAGCAGCGTGCGAATGATATTCATCAGAATCTTGGTCTTCTTGAAAGTGCATGGGACTCGCTGGGTAAAACGGCCAAAGGCGCCTGGGATGCGATGCTCAACATTGGGCGTGAACAAACACTAACGGATAAACTTGCCACCTTAAACGAAAGTATTGCTGAAGCCCAAAAGGGGCAAAAAGATGGTGGGTTCTGGAACAGTTTTAGCGCGAGGTTTACCAACCTCCCGGAGATGATAAAACAGAGAGATTTGCTTGAATCAGTTGCCAATCTTCAGGGGGATGTAACCAAAGGACAGGCGAAGGCTAAGGAAGCCGAACAGCAAAGAATTAAAACGCAGCAGGAAGCAGATCGCGTTAACCAGCAATATCTGAGCAATGCGGATAAGCGCAATAAAGCTATTAAGCAGCAGAGCGAATTCCTGAAGGCAGGTGCAATTACTGCTGAGCAATACGCAAAAAACGTCTCACGTATTAACGAGCTGTACAAAGACCCGAAATCACCCAAGACGCCAAAGGGTAAAGCATATACCGAGGACGCAGCAACCCGGCTGCTTGATCAGATAAACCAGCAGACTGCTGCCATGCAGTCCCAGCTGGATGCCAGTGACAAGCTTAACAGCGCGACACAGGCTCGTATCAAGTTCGAGCAGCAGATTGCTGACCTCAAATCTAAAACGCAGCTCACCGCTGACCAGAAGTCGATTCTTTCCCGTTCAGATGAAATCCTCCAGGCGTATAAGCAGCAGGAGGCACTGCAAAATTCCGTAAAAACCCTGGACGATTACCGGAAGATGCAGGAACAGGTAAAGACGAAGGATGAGCGGACCAACGATCTGCTTAAAACCCGTCTTGAACTGCTGGAGAAGGCCAAAGCAACGGGGCAACTTAAACCCGGTGAATATGAAAAAACGCGGGCAGATATTTATCAAAACACCGATATGCAACTGCCCTCGACGGTTCGTAATGTTGTAGGAAACCTGACACCCACAGGAGGGCGACTCTCTGGAACTTTTGAGGGGATGCAGGGGCAAATCAACGAATATGACCAGGCGCAGCAAGAGCTCCAGCGCTGGCTGGCAGCTCAGGAGGAAGCTTATGCGAAGGCCGGTGAAATAACTGCCGAGGGTGAGGCCAGAATGACCTCTATTCGTCAGCGTGCAGCGGATGCAAATCAGGTCATAGAGGCTCAGAAAAACACCATCATATCTGCGGCCACGCAGTCCTTGTTTGATAGCACCGCTGAAATCATGCGAACTGGGTTTGGTGAGCAATCGGCAATCTACAAGGTCGCTTTTGCTGCGAGCAAGGCATTCGCTATCGCGGACTCAATGGTGAAAATCCAGCAGGCTATAGCAAGCGGTGCAGTTAGCGCGCCTTATCCGGCCAACATCATCGCTATGGCCTCAATCGCTGCGCAGACCGCCAGTATCGTCTCAAATATCCAGGCTGTTTCAGGAGTTGGCTTCGCCTCCGGCGGTTACACAGGCCCCGGTGGTAAGTTTCAGCCAGCGGGTATTGTTCACAAAGGTGAGTACGTCTTCGACCAGGCTTCAACGAACCGGATCGGCGTGTCTCAGCTTGAGGCACTTCGAAATGGCCAACCGCTTGATGCAACTCTGGGGCGTACAGGGTTTGGTACTGGTGTTCAGAACGTTAACAGCGATAACCGTAGGCAAACAACTGTACACGCGCCGATTAATCAGGAGTTTCATCTCCAGGGTATTACTCCGGAGCAGTTGAGCGCTACACTCAATCAGAATAATCGACAGCTTTCCAGGCAGTTAAAAGGTGAACTCACAAAGGAGGTTACCATGCCACAAGGGGCTTTTGGCAACGCTCTAAAAGGAAACTATACACGACACGGTCCTAGGTAAGCTAAACTGCATTAGCTGAGACTTGATTAGGTAGGTAAGTCTAACAATCTGAGTAGGTGCAAAAAAACACAAGGATCTTATTAATGGAAGCGTTGTTAACATTTACATTTAAAGACTTTATAGCTTTTATGATTCCTCTTTTTATTGGCGGGCTTATCTTCAATAGGAGACGTAAACGTAAGGAGGTCCGAGTGAAGTTTTCATTTCTTTGGCTTGTTTTGATAGTTGGTGGAATTCTTGAAATATGTGATGAGATTTACACAACTTATTCCTATAGGCATAATCACTTATATAATAATGATACGCTTACAACCGTGTTTAACTATGATTTTGCAAAAATTGTTTTTTGTGGAGTTTTGATCTTTGTTTCTATTGCGCTTCTTCTTCAGGAGTTGCTTTTAAACAAGCAGTCACATTGACGTATATTTCCTGTCGGCACATCGCCCTTTTTTATTTTGATATGGGGCTGTGCTGAAACAATGTAAGCTCACATTAAAGTCAATAAAATTAATATATTGATAATGCTGTTTTTTCTGATTTCTTTTAGCTCTTAAGATGAGTTGATAAATATATCTCCTTGTGTGTTTGTGTCGATTTAATAAGATTTTTATCTTCGTTAATCTGAACCAAAAAATCAGAGATTTCTTCGATTCCATCGTGCTTTATTCTGAAATGAATATCCTCCTGAGGTTAATGGTGAAATTTTATTCGAGATACTTTACCGGGAGACTGCATGACTGATATCTACTACCCGCATGACAGTCTTCCGATGCCATTACAGGAAGGATACGGATTCCAGCCTGTAAGCCCGTTAAAACGTACCCAGTTAATCACCGGCCGCGCGCGGCAAAGGCGAGCTTACACGTCCACGCCGACGCAGGCCAGAGTGTCATGGTTTATGGAGACTGACGGTCAGGCTCAGCTGTTTGAAGCCTGGTATAGGGAAAAAATAACGGATGGCGCTGACTGGTTTTATATGAAGCTACAAACCCCGCTGGGGGTGGAGTTTTATAAATGTCGGTTCACTGATATCTATGAGGGGCCAACACTGGTGGCGCCGATTTACTGGAAGTTCACAGCGACACTCGAACTCTGGAAACGACCTGTGCTGCCTGATGGATGGGCCGAGTTCCCTGACTTCATTGTGAACAGCGATATTCTTGATCTTGCAGTTAACAGGGAGTGGCCAAAGGCTTGATTAAAACCGTTTCACCTTCATAATAACCTGTGTCGATTTGTGGGAAAGTCCTTCATGCCGCTCCGTAGCCGGAGCGTGAAATAAAGCGCGGAATAGCGATCCTGCCGGTGAGGGTACACCCACATTCGACACCAATTTTTAAGGTCACCTTCGGGTGGCCTTTTTTATTGGGTAAAAATCATGACAATACTCAACCGCCTCTACGCCAGCAGCGGGCCGGAGGTGATCATTGAAACGCTGCAGATCACCATTGGTTCTGACGTCCATTATCTGTGCCAGGGTTACGAGAACATCACAGCAACGACGGAGAACGGCGATACCGTAACGTTTACCGCCTGTGCGATAGACATTGCGCTGCCGGCGCGCAATGCGGACGGTACGCAAGATTTGAAATTTGCCTTGTGCAATATCGATGGTGTTGTGTCCACGGCGATCCGCAATGCGCTGGCTAACCGTCTGTCTGCATTTCTGACGTACCGGCGTTATATCTCCACGGATTTAGCGGCCCCTGCGGAAGTGCCGTATACGCTGAAAATCAAGTCGGGCTCCTGGACGGCGACAGAGGTGCAGATCACTGCGGGCTACATGAATATCCTCGATACCGCCTGGCCGCGTTACCGCTACACGCTCCCTGTCTTCCCAGGACTGCGTTATATCAGCTAAGGAATCCATCATGTTTGCACCTGATAAATACCGTTCAGTCACCTGGCTGAAGGGCGGGCGAGTATACCCGCAGCTCGACTGCTTCGGCATTGTGAACGAGATACGCCGCGACCTGAATTTACCCGTCTGGCCCGATTTTGCAGGGGTCACCAAAGACGACGGAGGCCTCGACCGGGAAGCGCGCAGGATGATGCTTATCCTTGAGCGCTGCGAACCCTGCGAAGGGGCCGGGGTGGCCTGTTATTCCGGGTCGACTGTCACCCACGTAGGGATCGTGGTCAGTATCGATGGTCTGTTGCATGTGGCGGAATGCAACCCGAGTACGAACGTCACCTTTCTGCCGTTGCCGCGGTTTAAGCGCCGATTTGTCAAAGTGGAGTTCTGGCAATGACCATTCGTTTTTACCCGTCCCGGCTTCCCGGTGAACCACTCGAAACGCATGAGCATGGTGTAACCAGTATTCGCAGCTGGCTGGTGGCAAATGTTGAAGGCTACGAGGATCGGGATGTCCCACCGCTGACCGTTGAGGTTGAGGGGCTGTTAATTCCGCCAGGCGAGTGGGCTAAGTGTGTGATTCGCCCTGATAGTGATGTCAGGCTTTATCCGGTTCCCTTCGGGCTGGAGGCCGCCACAATCGCGTGGATCGGCGTCGGTATCTCCGTTGCCGCTGCAGCCTATTCGCTGTTTATGATGAGCAACATCGATACGGGCGGCTATACCTCATCCACAGGGCGGAGTCTCGACCTGAACCCGGCAAAGGCGAATACCGCAAAACTCGGTGATGCCATCCGTGAGGTGTTTGGCCGGGTGCGTATCTACCCTGATTATGTGGTGCAGCCCGTTACCCGGTTCGATGCCGCCGATCCTACGAAAATGCGCGTCCAGATGCTGTTGTGCCTCGGTGTCGGTGATCTGATTTATACCACTGGCGATATCAGGGTAGGCAGTACGCCAGCTTCAACGCTGCCGGGTTTCAGCGGCACCTATTTTCCGCCAGGCGCGGACGTTTCCGGCGATGAGCGCAGTGAAAACTGGGTCAACAGTACGGAGGTCGGCGGGACATCATCCGGTACCGGGCTGGATATGGCCCAGACGTCGCCGGACGCAGACGACATTATCGCAGACAGCATGACCGTCTCCGGATCGAGCGTGACGTTTACCGGGCTGGATACGGATGATGATGACGATATTGACGAGAACGATAACGCGCTGCCGCCCAGCTGGGTCGCTGGCGCCGTGGTCGAACTGAAAGCCCCGGCTAACTACCAGATCACTTCGGCGGCCGGATACAGCGTTATCGCCAGCCCGCTGCTGACGGAGATCGCGCCGGTGGTTGGAATGCCGGTGACGCTGGGGTTTAACTCTGTCGATTACGATCTGTTTATCGCGTCATATACCCCCGGTCAGGCTGCAGTGCCCGGCACCGGGGGGAGTGCGGCAAAACTCCAGGCCAGTGCGGCCCCGACCACCTACGATTTTTCGACCAGCTCCAGCACGTTCACGATCACCTGGCAGGGGGTTACCTACCCGGTGTCGCTGGTGGCTAACTACGTCTCAATGTCGGGACTGCTGGCGGCAATCACCGAGGGACTCACTGGCTCCGGCCTGGTTGCGCAGGACAACGGCGGCACCGTACTAATAACCGAGGCGGCCAGTCCGTTCGCGGGTGGGGCGATCACGTCCTCTTCACTGCCTGCAGCTGTTTTCGGTGATGCCCCGGTTTACACCTCAGGCACGGCATCAACCGGCGGCAGCCCGGCGGTAACGGCGAATGTGACACTCGCCTATAACTCTGCCACGGGAACGGCCTTTTCCGGCATGCCGGAGGGGGTGCAACGGCTTTCACTTGCTCACCGCGGGAATGAGTACCGGATTGTGTCAGCTGACGGCACGACGGCGACGGTGGCGCGCCTGGTTAACGGTGCCGTTGATGAGTCATGGCCGGGATTCATCGCCAGGACGATGATCGACTATGAGGCTACTGGTCTTAACGACACGCTGAGCTGGCTGGGGCCTTTCCTCGTATGCCCTGAGAATGAAGTGGTGGATGCATTCGAGGTGAATTTCTCCTTCCCGAACGGCATCTGTGGCTTTGACAGTAAGGGCAAAAAACGGATCCGCCACGTTGAGTGGGAGATTCAGTATCGCGTCTACGGTTCCGGTTCGGGGTGGGTGAGTCACCAGGGCGAGTATGCGCTGAAAAACGTCAACGGGTTAGGTTTCACTGAGCGGATCACCCTCAGCTCTCCGGGACTGGTAGAGGTTCGCTGTCGCCGGCGCAATGAGCAGGGCTCAAACAACGCCAGGGATTCGATGTACTGGCAGGCACTGCGCGGGCGACTGCTGACACGACCTTCATCCTATCCCGGCGTGTCGCTGATGGCGGTGACCGTCGAGACGGGCGGGAAGCTGGCGGCGCAGTCGGACCGTCGCGTTAACGTTGTGGCCACGCGCGCCTATGACTCAGGAGCGGCCAGAACCATTTCGGGGGCGCTGCTGCATGTCGGGAACTCGCTGGGGCTGGAGATGGATGTCGACACCATCAACGCGCTGGAGTCTGCGTACTGGACGCCGCGGGGCGAAAATTTCGATTTCGCCACCGGAGACAGTATCTCGGCGCTGGAAATGCTGCAGATGATAGCCAGTGCCGGGAAATCCCGCTTCCTGTTAAGCGATGGCCTTGCGACGGTCAACCGCGAGGGGATTAAGCCCTGGACGGGGATCATAACGCCGCATGAGATGGTGGAGGAGCTGCAGAGCGGATTTACCGTGCCGTCCGACGATGATTTTGATGGTGTCGACGTGACGTACATCAACGGCGTCACCTGGGCGGAGGAGACCGTTAAATGCCGGACACCCGACAATCCAACGCCCGTGAAAATCGAGAACTACAAACTCGATGGGGTGCTCAATCAGGATCACGCCTACCAGATCGGCATGCGTCGCCTGATGAAGTATCTTCAGCAGCGGGTTACATACCAGACCACCACCGAGCTGGATGCGCTGTGCTACAACACGGGCGATCGCATCGTGCTCACGGATGATATCCCGGGCAACAACACGATTTCCTGTCTGGTGGAGGCGATGACAACGGCTGGTGGCGTGACAACGTTCACCGTTACGGAGCCGCTGGACTGGTCTTTCGAAAACCCCCGAGCGCTGATCCGCTATCAGGATGGCTCTGCATCCGGTCTGATGGTGGCGAGCAGAGTGGGGGATTATCAGCTGTCCGTTCCCCATCTGAATGATTTTGATGACCCATTGAAGATTGATCAGACTTCACCAGCCATTGAGCCAGTCCGCCTGGTGTTCTGCGGCTCAACGCGTCATGTCTATGATGCCATTGTTGAGGAGATTGCCCCACAATCAGACGGGACGTGTCAGGTTACCGCCAAAGAGTACCGCGCATCCTTCTACGACTACGACAACGCCAGTTATCCCGGCGACATTGCATAAAACAGAAATAACTCTCAACAACCCGCTTCGGCGGGTTTTTTTGTTATAGGGCGACTATGAGCACATATAAAACGAAAAATCCTTTAGGTTCCGCCGCCGTAAAGGACCTGTACGATAACGCTGAAAACGTGGGTAAATTCGTTAACGACAGGACAAAAGAGGAGTTAGAGGACCGGTTAGGTGTGCTTCGCAAAACCTGGCACGGCATGGAGATGATCTTCAGCCGCTTTATAGATTACATCACTGGTCGCGGCGAGCAGGCAGTTGCAGCTATCGGCTGGCAGGAGCTTGGCAACTGGGCTGTTGGTCTGGCTGTAGATAATCGCCAGCAGATCGTCTACTACAATGGCTCCTGGTACAAATACCTTGGTGAGCTTGAGCACGTCATTGCCGGAGATTCTCCTGAGAACGATGGCGGTGTGTGGTCGGCTGCAAACCCCACAGGGAAATGGTCGAACATCGGTGACGCGGCTCTTCGCTCAAACCTGGGTTCAGACGAAGGCTTTGCTTTGGTGGGGCAGGTATCATCATTTACTGCTCTGCGCTCTGTTGTTCCTTCATATGAAGGGCAAAGTATTTTATTGCGTGCTCATCCCGTCGGGTGGGCGGCTATGTCACATGGACCCGTTGGTGGCGGAGAATTTATTGCCAGAAAAGGTGCAGCCGTAGATGACGGTGGCTATATTTGTGTACCTACAGGTCAGACAGAGTATTACTGGCAACGCATCCCAAAATATTTCGGCAAAGTTTGCGCGACGGAGTTCGGCCTTTATGATGGTGCGGAACTTGATTTGATTTTAACTAATGCAATTAACTACTGCATCAAAAATTCCATTGGGCATTTGTCCATTCCGTCTTTGGGACCTGCCGGATATACGTTAGCCGGTGGGCTAACTTTTATTAATTCAACAAACGGCCTAATTATTGAAGGGCCGGGAATGGCAACCAAGGGGGAGGCGCCTGTTATTACGCATACAGGAGCTAATATTGGTTTAACCTTCAAGAGAGCAACGCAGGCGCAAGGACTATTAAATAGTGTTATCCTTAAAAACCTTACAGTGGTAGGTAATGCTCTGGCAACAGCATTTGTGCGATTCTCTGATTTCTACGGAGGTGCTGTTTTTGATTCTGTAATACGCGATTATACGACTGGGACAAACATTGATTTTTATAATGATATTGGCTGGACTGAATCTGTTCGCGTAGATAACGTCATGTCGCGCACATCTAAAAGGGGTATCTGGTTCCACTCTAACCCAGCATCAACTGACTGGCAGACTCTCTCTTTCTTCGGTGCTGTTATTGAGAATTTTGGTTTTCAACATGGTATTGGCGGTGCGTCATACGGAATTACTGTCGGTGACGGTTCGCGCGCAGACAACCTTTATAACTGCAAAATTGATATGACAGGATGGTGGGAGCATGGGGGGAACAGTACTGCTCTGTATGTTGACGATAAGGCGATTGTCGATGGTGAGGCTACTTTCCGTTATGACGGCTTTGCTGCAAGCCCTATGGCCTCCACTACCCAGCCAACTCGTTTAATTCGTAAAAACGGCTATGCGGGATATGTAAAATTAAACTGTAAAAACTATAAGCATCAGGCTGGTATTGGGCTGACTCCCGGAGTGACTTCTTTGACTATCCGGCCATGGCTTGCGCTGGCGGAGTCGCTGGCCAACATAGCCACTCCACACCCAACGCTGCCGGGAGAACACATAATTACTGCGCCGGGGCTGAAATGTAAGCTGACGGGCAATATAATTCAGGGTCAGGATTCAATCGTGCAGGTTCGTAGCCTTCCGGCATGGCACAGGTACAAAGTGACATTGCGCTCCGGCTTGTCCAGTACCGCACAGCAGCAATATATCGTTAATACCCATAGCGATAATAATGCAGGTACAGTAACCCGCACGGATTCAGTGCCTGATGCGACTACTAATGCAGTGACTGGCACCAGTAACTACAGCACTACATTGTCCAATAAGAATTTCAACCCGATATATCTACGTAATGCCGGTGGGCTTATTGATAATACCTACAGTGAGTCGTACCGACGAGGGTTTGACCTGGTGCTGAATGGAACCAGCGACCTGGTGACTTATGCTTTAGTTCCCATCTCTATGGAGATTGAAGCTATTGATTAGTCTTGAAATTAAACTATGCCAAAAACGTGGGCTATTGAGTCTCTTTCATAGATGAAACAACATACAAGGCTTTCAATATCACATTAGTATATTGCGAATGTTATAGTGATTGATAGCTATAACCTTTTTTAATCTGCCATTCCGTAAGTGCAACTGTATGGATATGCAGTTTTTTAAATATAATATCCATTTATGTTTGGTTGCCTATTGCTTTTAAAACATACTGGTATTACGATGGTGTTTTTTTTGGGGGGGCGGAAATGAAACGGGGCGTAATATCTTTACCAAAGAAATTGCTGTCAATCAATGATGGCAAAAGATTAAGAACAGGGGAATCACTCTCAATTGTAGACCTTAACTATTTTGCTCTTTATTGGGATGAACTAGTAGTGCCGGCGAGTAGACTCTTATATCTGGCATTACCTGAGGAAAAGTCATTCATTGATTCTGGTTTTTTAAAAAGGCCTGACATTCCAATGCTAGGAGGATACTTTAATAGTTCAGATGTGGTTTCAATGCATGCAAACTCACTTGATTATTTTTTGAATGTAAAAAGAAAAAAAGAGAAAGATTCTCACTGGTCCCTTAATATCATAGGAAACGAATTTTATAATGGTGATTGTGAAAGTGAAATAAAGGATTCATTCAGGCTTGAGTTGTCAAAGGCTATTCCTGTTCCTGATGCATCTGTGAATGTTAATGATATTTTAGAGTTTAAGATGAAAAGGCAGCCTGAATTAGCGGCATTGCATCAGTATCTTGATGAGTTATATTTAGAGGTTGTCTCTTCTGGTGATTTTAACCTTTCCAGGGCCAAGGCGTTCCATAAATTATCTAATACGTTAAGTGACTTGGATAAGTTAAATAATGAAGGGTGGCGTAGTCCCATAAAATTTGACACATCTGCACTCTTTGAGGCTAATAATGGAGACTTGATGAGTGGTGCCTCTGCGCTCTACTCTATATGGGAGGCGAATCAGGGTAACCTGACTGGGGCAATTACTGCGGGTGTGGCTGCTGTGATTGGTCAGGGTTTTGCAAGGTTAAAACCGAGCATACAGAGTGTCAGAAGAAAGCCGGGTAATACTATTGCATATTTATCTTCTGCACATAAGGAATCAATATTGAAAAAATCATGAGGTGAAAAATGGTTACCTGGAAGTGGGGTAATTTTATCTATCC